CTTATGTACACCTTGTTCAATACTACAGATCGAGGGCCCATTAAGAACGTTCATATTATTAATAGTCGAAAAGGTCATTGTAAGTCAACAGTAAGTTTGGGAATTAACGGCAAATCTTTTAATGTAGAAAGGCAATCAGTAAAACATCAAAATCGAAGAGGCGATGTAAACGCAACAACACATTTAAATTTCTATAGATCCGGACCCACTGGGGAGATGATTCAAGATTTAACTGAAGAACAACGAAGAGAAACTGAAAAAGTAGTTAGAAAGTATCTAGGGACAGCTGATGACTTCTTAATGACGTCACTTGCCTCTCAAGGGCAGATGAATACGTTCATTAGAGAACGTGCAACTTCTAGAAAAATGATCTTAACAAAATTCTTAGATTTGGGCATTTTTGAAAAAATGCTAGAATCAGCCAAAGATGATTGTAAGGACTTGCAAGGTCAACTAAAGAATGTACCTGATAGAGATTGGGACGTTGCAATCTATGAAGCCAAAAACGCACTTGATGAAAGTAGAGAAAAAATAACTAGTATTGAGTCAAAACTAAACAAGAAAAGAGTCAAGTTGCATGAGTCTAGACTTGAATTGTCAAAATTCGATAACTCTGATATTGTCACTCATCATGATGTTGATGCACAAAAAGTGCTTATTGCTCAATTAACGAAATCTCAAGAAAAAACTAAAAAATCTTTGAGTACACTGAAGATACAAAGAAAAGAAAACAAAGAAAAGCTCAATAAGATCCAGGATTTTAAAAAAGCTTTTCCAATTGAAGACCTCAATTTAAGTCTAATAGAATTAAGAGATGTCGAAACAAATTTATTAAGATCAAGAAGCGACCATGAAAGAGAAAGTCTTGCCCTGGCCAATCAAACCAAGTCAATTCAACACCTATCTGAAGTACCTTGTGGAGATAAGTTTTTAACTTGTAAATTCATCAAAGATTCTCATAATAATAAGCAACTAATAGACAGTCAGACTGCACTAGTCGCGACGATTTTAGAAAATATCAAAGCTTATGAAACTGCGCTTAGTAGTCTTAAAAAAGAAAAACTTGAAGAAAAGATTAAAAAATACAACTCTATTCTAGGGCAAGAAGTAGATTTAAAGTCAATTCAAAATGATTTAGACTTTGAAATGAAGAAGGCCAATGATGAAACTCTATCGTATGTTCAAAAAATATCTGATAGTAAAAGTTTGCTAGAAGAACTTGAAAAGAAAGTAGTAGACACTACTATTGACAATAAAATTCTACTGCTAAAATCTGAAATAAAGAAAATAACCGATGAAATAAATCAAATAGATGCAAATCGAATTTCTCTTGCTGAAACAGTTGGAAAGCTTGAAAGTAAGCTATGCGTATTGAGGTCAGAGAAAGAAAAGTTCAAAGACTTAAAAGATAGCTTAAAACTATATGACTTGTTTATAAATGCTGTATCTAAAAAAGGAATACCGCTCCAGATAATAATGTCCCAGCTTCCCGCTATCAACCAGGAAATTTCAAAGATCCTCCAGGGTGTTGTAGGGTTCACAGTTAACTTAGAGGCAGATCCAAATTCTAATCAAATGGACATTTATATTAACTACGGTGATAGTAAGCGTGTGATTGAACTTGCTTCTGGTATGGAGAAAATGATGGCATCCTTAGCCATTAGGGTAGCTTTGATTAATGTTAGTTCATTACCAAAAACTGACTTGCTGGTAATTGATGAAGGCTTCGGGGCTCTTGATGAAATGAATGTCGAAGCATGCAATAGACTTTTAACATCACTAAAGAGATGGTTTAGGAATATTTTAGTAATATCACATGTAGATGCAATTAAAGATGTCGTTGATAATGTAATTGATATTACGCATAAAGGAAAGAACGCACGAGTTTATGTAGACTAAATCGTGCAATAGAATTAAACATGGCGTGGAAAAACTTAGACAAAACTAGAAAGATAAGAAGCTTGAATTCAGGATTGACAATTATTGCCCCTAAGCAAAATGAAGAAGCAGTACCTATTAGTTGTCCTGTCTGTAGAGTCTTTTTTTCTTCTAACTTAGATCTTGCTTCTTATCGTAATAGTAGATGCTGTAGTTTTTGCGAGACAAAGTATGCCTATTTAGACAGAGATTCATGGATGTCTGGTACGCGGCCAAGCCGAAAAGATATCATCCGTGATCTAGAAGAAAGAAAGTTATTAAAGATAAAGATTAAGTTTTGACTGCAGGTCAATAATTACAATACGCTGGGAGAAAATAACCAATGTTAACGATGCAAGAAATACATGTTCTAGGACAAATTTTAAACTCAACCTTCGGAAAGTCTTCGACACTTTCACCCGTAGCTTCAGTGAAATGTCACCTGTACGGATCAGATCCCAATAAGCTGTGTGTTGATTACACATCTATTGTTACGTTTGCTAGTGAAGCAAGCATGAGAGAACAAAAGAAAGCTTTTGAGAATGAGTCTACACAGGCAACTAACGACAAGATGAAAGAAATCAAAAAAGATTTCAAAACCACGGCAGGGCGAAGCCTCAAGACAAAATTAGTCAATTCAGAAGACAGTATAGAGGTTATTAATGCTTCTCCTCATACGCCTAAGAAGACCGCTTATTACAGAAGAAAGACTTTGTTTGAAATAGAATAAGCATTATGGCTACAAAGAAAAGACCAAGCAAACAGTATCAAGTCAAAGAAATTGTCAAATGCGGGAAGGATCCAAAGTACTTTTTTAATAAGTACGTAAAGATACAACACCCTACACGCGGCCTGATACCATTCCAGACATACGATTTTCAAGATCGTTGTGTCCAAGACTTTATTGACAACAGGTTTAATGTTGTTGTAAAGGCACGGCAGCTTGGTCTTTCAACTTTGACTGCAGCATATGCTTCATGGCTAGCGCTTTTTCATAAAGACAAAAATATTCTGATTATTGCAACTAAGCTTGCTGTCGCACAAAACTTTATTAAAAAAGTAAAGGTTCTTATAAAGGGCTTGCCTAGCTGGCTGATTTTACCTGAAATAGTTGCTGATAATAAGCAGTCGATAGAGTTTAGCCACGGATCTTCGATAAAGGCAATACCGACGTCTGATGATGCTGGTCGTTCAGAAGCATTGACGCTATTGATTGTGGACGAGGCTGCATTCGTTAGAAATTTCGATGAACTTTGGATGGGCCTGTATCCTACGCTATCGACTGGTGGTCGAGCGGTAATTTTATCTACACCGAACGGGGTGGGAGGACAATACCACAAGCTCTATACAGATGCTCTAGAAGATATCAATGACTTTAATGCAATAACGCTACCATGGGATGTGCACCCAGAAAGAGATCAAGCCTGGTTCGATAAAGAAACAAGTAACATGAATCAGCGTCAAATTGCACAAGAGCTTAATTGCGATTTTGCATCTTCTGGCGATACGTTCTTAACAAACCATGACATCGAATGGGTGTCAAATATGATTCAGGGTCCAGCCTTTAGAGAGGGCCCCCAAAGAAATGTATGGGTTTGGAAACGCCCGCTGAGCGAACACCAATACATTGTGTCTGCAGACATTGCCCGCGGCGACGCTCGAGATTTTTCTGCCTTCCATGTAATCGATACAGTAACATCTGAAGTTGTTGCGGAGTTCAAAGGAAAGATACCTCCAGATAGATTTGCGCAGGTTTTATACGACTGGGGCGTGAAGTATAATAATGCTTTAATGGTACCTGAAAACAACTCTTTTGGATATGCTACGATTTTAAAATTAAAAGAATTAAAATACCCAAAACTCTATTATAGAAATAGGAAGTCGGTTTATATTGGTACGTACACACCTAATTACGACACTGATAAGGCTGGTTTTGATACGCAAAAAAAGTCTAGAAATCAAATATTGACAAAGCTTGAAGAAGTTTTGCGAAACAAAGAAATAAAAATATACTCAAGTCGTCTTTATGATGAGTTAAAAACTTTTGTCTGGAAAAACAACAAGCCCCAGGCCATGAAGGGTTATAACGACGATTTAGTTATGAGTTTGGCTATTGGTGTTTGGCTATATGATACCTCTCCTGAATATAGTCGAGATGCAACGGATTTAAACAAGGCAATGCTTAAGGGCATGAAATTTACTAGAAATCAATATCGCGATAAAAATGTAGGAGGTCATATCACTGATAGGATGAATCCTTTTATGCCCATTTCTATGAATCACGGTGATGTTGATAAAGATATTGATAAGACAACGGGAAATAAATTACCAGCAGATTTTGACTGGTTGTGGAAGTGAGTTAAGACGAGATGGCAGATAAGAATCAAAAACTTTTTAAAAGACTGACTCAGTTATTTCGATCTGGGCCCGCTGTTAAGCGTAATGTAACTAAGTACAAGTCGCTATCAAAAGATACACCTTTTGACACATTTAAACGAGCTCAGGCAGGCGCATATTCTCATGCAATGAGTGCGTATGGATCGTATGATAGAGCATCAAGATACGCTGATTTTTCTGAAATGGAATACATGCCAGAAATAGCATCAGCTCTAGACATTTATTCAGAAGAATCTA